GAGCCTCTGCAATTTTAGCTTGTCCTTCTGCTTTTGTCTTCTCGACTTTGTTTTCAAACCAAGTTCCAGCTAAACTAGCTATAGGTCCTATTAACGCTTGAAGCACTCCGTCCTCCTACATGCACAGATCTTCATACTTTGTTGTATGAAGTCTATGTCTTGATAGCTCTCTAGCAGAGCTAATACCAACTCTACCATTGTTTGTTAACATGTTAAATAACCATTTTATCATTTTTTAAACCTTTCATCTATCCAACATTTACCATAATATAAGATAAACAACCAAATTGTAAATAATATTCCCTCAAAATATGTTAGTTCATTCCATGCGTCTAAGATTATATTACTATCCATTATTTTCTCCCTATGCTTCTTAAACTTTCCATAACTTTATCTATATCTGGTTCTTCACCATTAGGATCATACAAACATTTATACTTTTTTGGACACCATGTTTCTATCATCATAGTGAAGGTCTTATTGCCACCTTCATAAATACAAGCTCTTTTATTAGTGTATTTAGATGTGATTCTTTTTTTGAGTCTACATGTTGTATACTTTTTTTTTTAATTTTACCCTGCCACACTTTTTGTTGTGTAGTGTAGTCTCTAGGAGTAAACTTATAGTCACCCCTTGCTTTTTTAATCCAAATACTAGCAACTAATACTGCAAACAAACCAATTAAAATTGCACAAACAAGCCAACCAATTGCTTCACCTATCTGTCTTCTCAATTGTTGTTGCTTGTAAATTGTTTCTTGTCGTTGTTTTCTTATCTGACCTTCCATAGCCAGAAGATCATTGTAGGCTTGAGGACCATAAGTCATATTTAAAAACATTTTAAGTTCGTATCTTTGTTCCTCAAGTTTCTTTTTAGCAGCATAAGCTGCGAGAGCTGCTTCCTCAATTGAACCAGATTTAAACAACTTACCGAATAGGGGAGGATTCTTCGCTTGTTTTTCTGCATTGTCCACATCGGAAACAGCTCCCATCCAACGTCCAATATCACCAGACATTTGTTCTATATCACGCCCAACTGCAAATCCTTTTTTGATCGCATCGAAAGCTTTACCTGCCACTCCCATGGCTAATGATATAGTTACTGGATCCATTACTTCTTCAACGCTGCTTGTGTGTTAATTCTGTAAATATTTACATCATTTCTGTCTTCTGCTATTTTTTCTTGTAATCCTGACCTCTGTTGTGCCAAATCAAACGCTTGTTTTAGTTTTGCTTGATCAATCTGGAAGTTCATTTGATCATTTGCCACTTTTCTTTGTATTTCAGCAGTGTCATTTTGCAATTCTTGCTGTCTGATAGCTACAAGTGGGTCAACTTGTTGTTGTGGTTGTAGAGAAGGCATAACTTCATTCAATATTTCACCAATTTGTTGTGCAATTGCTGCTTCTATCGCATCTGGGTTAATTTGAGGGACTGGTTCGCCTTTTGATTGAGCTTCTTGTATTGAAAGTTCAAAGAATTTATTCACTTGATCTCTTGCCATTAACCCAACATGCTCTTGAACATGTGCTTGTAGCACTGCAAACCCTTGTGGGTTGACCTGTGCTGCTGGTGTAGCCAAAAATGTTACATGAGCACGGACATGAGCCTCATGATCTTGCTCTGGAAACACTTGTAAAGGCGCTGCCTTAATAGAATTAGCGTTTTCTGTCGCTGGATCTACTGGTGCAGGTGGTTGTGGAGGAGGTAAAATGCTATCAATGTTCTTAATATCGAGTGCATCGTACATTCTCCTAAACGCTTCATACTGATTATGTATCTGTGGAGCTTGTTGTGCCATTTGTAACTGTGTTTGAGCTAGTGACAAGCGTTGTGCCATAGAAAAAATGCTTGGATCTGATACTGGAAGTATGTCTATACGTCCATCAAAGTCTTGTTGCATGATTTCTGGAGCAACATTACCCACAAAATAAGGATACGGCACTGGATTTTCTGCAAAAATTTCCGCTAACATACGAAATTCTTGCTTCTGTCCGTAATGTAAACGCTTATGTATGCTAGAAATGATCTTTGAGCCTTGTTCTATCAACGCAACTGTAGTTCCAACTGGTGCTTGTGAGTTAACATCACTAATTTTTGCGTCAGCAACTTGTGCAAAACGTCTACCAGAGTCAACAACTACACCTAAAAGTTGTGCTAGTGTGCCAGATGGCTCTTTGTATGGCAGTGGGATGATTGAGTTTTTAAGGTCTCCCCCTGGGACATCGATGTCTCTAAACTCCCCAGGATTAAGAGGCTCATCATCGTTACGAATACGAACACCACGAGCCTTAAAGCCAGCTGGAAGATTAGAGAGCGTACCCGCATCAATTAACTGCCTAAGTATAGAAGTTGCAGCACGAGATAAACCTCCGATTGTGTGTAGTAACCCGAAACCATAAAATCCAAACCCTGGTAAAAACTTAAAATGTACAAAGTATTGTCTTTTTCTTCTTAATGGATCTTGTTCTCTGAAATTTCTGACCACCGACAATATTTGGTTGGAATTTTGATCAATCGTAACAATGTACGGCAACATAATGCCATTCGGATCTTCAAACCCCTCCAAGTCGAGATCAACATGGATTTCCAATAGTGTATATACATCGTCAGAGTAGTTTGGATATAATCCTTGCAACTCATTAGAAGTTTCTTGGATACTGCCTTCATCTTCTCCAGAATCTGTCGTAGATAATTCAACATCTTTATATACTCCTGCCACTTGTAGTTTGCGAATATCATTATACGACATTTTAACTACATGCGTAACCCTCTCAGCCGTCATTAAATCAGATGCAGAATATGGAACAACTAAATCTTCGGCAGGCACAAACTTTGAAACAGCTCTTTGTTTAGTTTGATCAAAGTAAACTTTTTTAAATGTAGAGCCAGTAAGTGGCAAATAAAATAACATCTGGTCTGTATCTGGATCATACTCTTCCATAACTTCCATAATTTGATAGTTCATGAAATCTTTGACTCTTTGAGCTTGATCTTCTGTTTCTTTTGTAGCAACACCTAATATTTGAGTTTTTACAGGTCCTCCACTTGGTAACATCTCTTTATAAGCTTGGGACTGAAACTGTGTTGTCGCCTCACTCAATAATGGATGAGTTACCCCACTAGCACCAAGAAAAGGATCACTTCTATCTTCATAATTAATTCCTAATAAATTAAGTCCCTTGGCAATGGCTTCTTCCCAGTCAGATCTTGAATCCATATCCTCTCGAACTTTTGATTGTAAATCTGAAGATAAAGCACCTAAAACAGAATCATCTAAAACTTCTGCTAAGTTTGCATCATGGTCATAAGGTTCAGCTACAACTTCCACAGTTTCTTCTGTGACAAGTTCAACTCCTTCGGGTAACTGTTCCATGGTTGATGGTAGTTCGATATCCAAACTTTCATCATCTGGCATGGTATCTCCACCAGCGCCCATTGCCTTTTCAACCATGCCTGCTATTTCTCGTTCTGCCATTATGAAATCCTCGTTGTTCTTTTTTTACCTGGAGCCAGTATATCAGAAAACCTATTCTTGACTATTCTTACTTTTTTACTAGGCTTTTTGTTTAACTTTCTTCTTATCTTAAAAAGTCTACCCATTAGTAAACGCCTTTGAACGTCCCACCACGGTTCTTCATTACGCCACCCATATTTAGTTTTTTACCAATAAACTGCTTAGATCTTATATCTCTTCCAGCAGTCGGAGAAGTACCTGTTGCTTTACCAGAGCCAGTTTTTGTTTTTCCATTTTTCTTATCAGAGTCACCAAACAGTTTATTAGCCATTGCTTTTGTAAGTGGAATACCTGTTTTTAAAGATGGTTTTTGTCCAGTTGCAAACTCTCTTTGTTTTGCATTATCTGATGATGTGAAAAAATGTTTACCTTTTGCATCAACTCCAGTGCTTTTAAAGGTTTTTGTTTTTCCAGTTTTTTCATTTGTAATAGTTCGAGTTTGTTGCTCTTTTGTATAAATACTCATTAGTAGTGCTCCTAGTAATACTCTCTTGATCTACGAGGAAACCAATCCTCTGGCTCATCCTCACCTTGTAGTGATATAAAACCACCTTGCCTAAAACGCATAATAGCCATTGTCATACTATCACAATAGTCATCATGATCGCCATTCGGAAATGAAGCTACCTCTTCTATAACTTCATCTGCAAACTTTGAATTAGGATACCACACTTTTCCAGATTCGAAAATAGGAGACACAATATGCATCCTCGTGGTTTTATCTAAGTTACCCGATTTGCGCCTGCCAGGACTGAAAGTAA